TTAATCAAGTCTGGAACAATCCTTGAGGGTGTTCAGCAAGACTTGGCTATTGAAGCAGAAAGAAACGTACTTTCTAAGCAGGATGTTATCTCAGTTGATTATCACAGTACTTATCACATCATGGGTACTAAGTGGAATGATGCTTCTGATAACCCAACAAACTCAAACTTAGGAGCACAAGCTAAGTGGGCATTAACATATGATGCAGACTTAATTCCTATTGTTCAGTTAACAGTTAACACACCACTTGATAACACAACTCTTTAATAGTTAAAATTTCAATGTGGTCATCAAAAACCTCATCAAAATATTGGTGGGGTTTTTTCTTTACGCTACAATACAGATAAATTACTAAACAATCGTGGCAGCTACTATAGACGCAACAATAAAAGGAGCAAATGCTAATAGCTATGTCACATTAGCTGAAGCAGACGCATACTTTGAAACTGTCCCAAGTTCTACGCAATGGGATAATAAACAGGATGATAAAAAGAATCGTGCATTAATATCAGCTACAAGATGGATTGATACCTTGGTTTATTATGGAGATAGATGTGATGATGACCAAGCGTTAAAATTTCCTCGAACTAATTATCAAGTTGATGGAGTTGAATTAGCTTGTACTTTGATTCCTCAGAATATTAAATATGCACAGTTTGAGTTGGCTTTTGCTTTAGCAAATGATACTGATGCAATTATTGGTAGTAGTGGAACTGATGGTAATTTTGAAGAGGTAAAACTAGGAGATATACAGGTTAAATACAATACTAAAAGTCAGGGAACTGGTTCTGTTAATAATGTATTTGACGTTTATCCCTGGTTACAAAGTTATTTAGGAGCTTATGTTCTTGGTGGAGCAGGAAGTTTTCAACTTAGGGTGGTGAGAGGATAATGGCAGGTCAACTAGACTCACTTTTTGCAAATGTAGCTAAACAGGTTGTAGCTGATCTTGGATCTTCTTTTGATTCTTCTATTGTTTATACAAAAAAAGCATCGGGAAGTTATAACACAAGCACAGGTGTTTATTCTACGAGTGATACAACTTACAGTATCGATGCTCCTGTTGAGTTTGTTCAATCTACTGAAGATGATGGTAGAGAAAGAAGAGAAGCAAAGGTTTATATTACTCCTGATCTGATTGGCGATAATCAACCTGATTTTCAAGATGAAGTTACATTAACTTATGCTGGATCTACAAGAGTAGGACAGATAGTTAATATAGATACAAGACAGGGTGGGCAGACTTATCTGTTTACTTTATTAGTGAGGTTCTGATGGCTAGAGCTAGAGGTATTGAAAATATAGAAAGAGATCTTACTGGAAATTTACAGCAAGACTTTAATACTTTTATAAGAGCAGCTTTATCTGATTTATCTAATCAAGGATCACAAAAATATAGTCCTGTAGATACAGGTTTCTTTGTTTCAAGTTGGACAGCTAGTACACAAAGACCTAGACCTGATGAAGCCAGAGAATCAGTTGCTCCTTGGAGTAACATTAAACCAACAAGAAGAGGTCAAAGATCTTCTCAAGCAAAAGTTGAACCTAGATTTATTGATAATATTAAATATGATTTCAAACCTTTTTCTAAAGTGTTTATTGGTAATAGATCACAGTATGCAGCAAGAGCTTTAGGCTCTATAAATAGTAAAATTCCACTATATGTTCAAAACGTAATTGGTTTAAAGATTAATGAAATATTTAATGATAAGAAACCTAAAATTGGTGTTGCTACATTTGGTACTGGAGTTAGAGGAGATCAAACAAATGTCAAATTCAAGTCAACTGGTATTGGTAAATTTAGTGATCCTACTTCAGTATTTGTTGATTACACTGATCTATGACTTTAGTTAACACACGAGCAGCTTTTGAAAAAGCTGTAACAGACGCAGTTGCAGCAGTAGATAATACTGTCGAGATGGTTTATGACAATATGGTTTATAAAACACCAGGCAAGACTAAAAAATATATTCTTATGTCTGTTGATTTTGCACAAGCAACAACTCAAACACAAGGTGCATCACAGGATTTTTATTCTGGTGTTATTCAATGTAATATTTATGTCCCAAGAGGAAAGGGTAGTGCAACTTTATCTGCATTAGGAGAAGCTGTTATTGATGGGCTCACTTCTGTTAATGCTCCTGGTTATAGTGATACTTTCAGTTGTGATCCTAGAGTGCTTGATGTTGTCGGCCCTGCTCCTATTGAATTAGATGATTCTTCACACTTTCTTGGTTTAATATCTTGCCAATTTACGGCAAACGCTTAGTATACTAATAATAGCTACATAACAACATGACAAGAGCAGTAGACCTACTCAAAAACAAGTTTGGAGTTTCTCAACTTTACAAACATGATGTTAAACAAGATGATGAGATTATTCTCACTATTTATTGGCATCCATTAACTATTGCTGAAAGAGAGGCAATACAATCAAAATCAAAAACTGATGATACTAATGATTATGCTTTACAAATGATGATAGAAAAGTCATTAGACAAAGATGGTGGAAGGCTTTTTCAAGATGGAGATAAGGCTTCATTGAGAAGGGAAATTTCAGCATCAATTCTTGAAGAAATACAGATTTCAATGATTACTATTGGTGCTGATAAGGAGGTAAAAGAGGCTAAAGCCGATTTAAAAAGCTAATAAAGATTGGCAGTTTATATATGGTTTAGCTAAACAATTACATAAAACTGTAGCTGAGTTATGTCAAACTCTTACCATTGAAGAGATGATAGGTTGGGCTGCTTTTGCAGAAATAGAAAGTGAAGAATATGAAAAACAAAAAGAACAAGCACAAAGATCTAATGCTTTAAGAGGTAAAAAGAGGTAATATAGAGAAAATGTTTTGATTTTTATAGCAAGTGGCTAATTATAACGTAGATATTGCTGTTGCTTTAAAAGGTGCAAAAGAGTTATTAAAACTTAAAAAAGATGTAAAGGCTGTAACACAAGAAGTTAATGGTTTTAATAAAGCACTTCAAACTAATGCAAATAAGTTTCCGAAAACTATAAATAGTCTTGCTGAACAAGTTAATAAAGCAAGAACAGCTTTAAAAAATGCAGCAGTTGGCACAAGTACATTTACGAGGGCAGGAGAGGTTTTAATAAAGACACAAAAAGCATTAAATAAAGAATTAGCTGAAGAGGCTCGTATTTTAAAACAAATTGAAACTAGGAGATTTGGTGTAGCTCAATCATCAAGTGGTAATCGTGTTAGAAGAAATGTTGCAGAAAGTTCAAAAACTAGAATTGATCCAAAATTTAAATCTTTATCTTTATTAGGTCAGACATCTCCTGTTGGAGGAAAATTAGAAAGAACAATAGCTTTAAAAAGAGATGAAGTTAGATTGCAAGAAGCATTACTAGCTTTAGAAATAAAGTCAGCAGCAAAACAAAACGAAAAGTTACAATTAATTGGAGAAGTAAATAGACAAACAGCACAAGCTGTAAATAATGCAAGATTGAGAGGGCAATCTAGTCCTTTTACTTCCGATATAAGAGGCAATATTGGTGATGTTAAAAGTAGAATTGAAGGAAATACATTAGCTTCTAGACGAGCTAAATTTAGAAATGTATTTAGTGGGGTTTCTGGTAGAGACTTTGGACAGATAGGAGGTCGAATAGGACCAGTAGAACCAATTAGATCAGAAGGTGGATTTCGTGCTTTTAGTAAAAAAGCTAATGAAATTGCTAAAGGTGTAAAAGCAAACGTAAAACAAACTACAAAAACAGCACAGTTATTAAGTCAACAAGCAACTAGAGCTACTTTTGAAGATATAGGTTTTGGTATAAAAGGTGGTCAAATAGGACCAGCAACTCCGTTAACTCGTGCAGAAAAAATGGGATTTGGGAGGAGAGCATCATCTAGTGGTCCATTTGCAATGCAAGGTGGTGCTATGGGTCGACTTAAAGGTGGTGTTGGTAGTGCCATGATTGGTGGAGGTTTTCCAGCTTTATTTGGTGCTGGTGGACTAAGTTCTCTTATGGGTGGTGTTGCTGGTGGTATTGGAGGAGCACTTGCACCTGGAGGTGGTTTTGCCGCATCTATCTTTGCTACTGCTATTGCTGCTGAAATTGAAAAAATAAGAAATTTTAGAAAAGCAGTAAGAACTTTAAATGAGGATCTTAAAAATGCTGGTGCTGTTACTCAATTTACAAGAAAAGAAATTAGAGAACTAGGTAGAGATTTAGATATAACGAAAGAAGAAGCTGCTGAGTTAGTGGCAAGTTTTAGTAAATTTGCAGACGTAGGAGGATTAGATTTAGCAAGATTATTTGGAAGTAGAGATTTATTTGATGCTACTGTTGGTCTAAATGATTTTTCAAGTGTTCTTGCGAGGATTCAACAATTAAGTGAAGAATTAACTTTAGGAACAGAATTTGAAGCATATAAAATTTTAAGTACCGAAGGTGCTGAAGCAGCAAACGATTTCATAATTAATTCTTTACTAGCATCAAAACAAGCAGATGTATTTACAGAAAGATTTGAAGAAAGTTTAAAAAGAGTAAAAAGATTTTCAGAAGGAGGAACAGGTATTACAAGTCAACTTAAGGATATTACAGCTTTTGCTAATAAAGATTTTAATAAAGTCTTAGAGGCAATAATGAATGAAAATAAACAAATACAAGCAATATTACAAGACGAAAGTAAACCTTTTGCGGATAGATTGAAGGAAGTTGATAAGGTTCTTGTTCCTATACTTACAAATACAGAATTATTAAAAGACGCTTTGAATAAGTTACCTCCTGAGTTTGATTTAAGTGTTGAGGGAGCTAAAAAACTTGTTGACCAACTTAGTAAGAATGTAGAAAATTTACAATTTCTTCAAGAATTTAAAGCACCTACTGAAGAACTTAAAAAATTAATGAATCCAATGAGAACAGTTTTGGATTTAAGTAAAGAAATTAAAATAGGATTTGAAGATTCTTTCAAAGGAATTATTAAAGGCACGATGAGTGTATCTGATGCCTTTAGAAGTATGTTAAATAGAATTGGAAATTATTTCTTAGACCTTGCTGCTCAATTAATTGGATTACAAATTCAAAAAGGATTTTTAGGTTTATTTAGCAATATGTTTACTGGGCCAATAAATGATGTACAGAATACTGTTATGGCGGCAGCTAATGGTGGTCCTGTAGGAATGAGGCAGCCTTATCTTGTTGGAGAAAAAGGGCCAGAATTATTTGTACCAAATCAATCAGGAAATATAATTCCGAACCATGATTTAGCTGGTGTCGGTGGTGGTGGTACAAATATCGTAGTAAACGTAGATGCTTCTGGTTCTTCTGTTGAAGGAGATGAAGAACAAGGTAGAGAACTTGGTCGTATGATTTCAGTTGCTATACAATCAGAATTAATTAAACAAAAACGACCAGGAGGTATGCTCGCATAATGGCTACGTTTCCTTCAATAACACCTACATACGGACAACAGAAAAGATCCGCACCAAATACCAGAACTATTCGTTTTGCTGATGGGTTTGAGCATAGAATATTATTTGGATTAGCAGAACATCAAAATCCAAAAGTTTATAATTTTACTTTTAATGTCTCTGAAACGCAAGCAGATGAAATAGAAAGCTTCCTTGATGCCCGTGCAAATGATAGTGCCAGCTTTGATTTTACTGCACCTGGGGAAGCCTCTGCACAAAAGTTTGTTTGCGAAGGATGGTCAAAATCAATACCTTACAACAATAGAGCGACAATACAGGCGACATTTAGAGAAGTATTTGAACCATGAGTACTGCTCCGATTATTACTGATCTACAAAAGATCAACCCCTCAGCAATAATTGAATTATTTACATTAACAACCGATGCAACTTTGCATGGTTCTGCTCAGACCTATAGATTCCATAATGGAACGAGTTTAAATGCCAACGGAGATATTATCTGGGCTGGTAATCAGTATTTAAAAATGCCAATACAGGCAGAGGGTTTTGCATTTCAAAAAGGTCAACTTCCTAGACCTACTTTGACTATCAGTAATGCTCTTGGAACTATTACAGCTATCTTGTTAAATGTTAATCAGGTAACAACAGGAAATGATCTTACAGGAGCTACTGTGACAAGAATTAGAACTTTGGCACGTTATCTTGATGCTGTTAATTTTCCTACGACAACAACCAGCACTACGACTACGGAAACTATTGCTGATCCTGCTGATGCTGAAACTGTGACTTATACAGTAACAGTTCAAAATGTTGGAGGTGTAAATATATTTTTACTGAATGGTGTAAATAATCCTGTGATCACAATGAAAAGAGGTTCTACTTATATTTTTGATCAATCAGATTCTTCAAATAGTGGACATCCATTAAGAATAAAACAAAACTCAGGAGCATCTTATTCGACAGGAGTTACTGTTGCTGGAACGCAGGGATCTGCTGGTAGTTCTGTAACTTTTCAACCTCCATATCCAGATGCACCATCAGACTTGAGGTATTATTGCACAGTTCATGGAAATGCTATGGGTAATACAATCACAATGAACGATCCAAATACAACCACTCAAGATACTACAACCACTACAACTCAACAGATAAATCCATTAGGCACACCAGATCCTACAGCAGAGTTTCCACAAGAAATATATAAAATTGATAGAAAATCATCAGAGAATAGAGAAGTCGTACAATTTGAATTAGCTGCTGTTTTTGATCTTGCTGGTATTCGTGCTCCTAAGAGACAATGTACTAGAACAGAGTTTCCTTCGATTGGTACGTTCATAGCATGAATTGGAAAGAAGAAGCACTTACTCATGCGAAAGACCAAGATCCTAAAGAGTCTTGTGGTTTATTGTTAAATATTCGAGGAAAAGAAAGATATTATCCCTGTCGTAATCTTTCAATGACAGATCATCAATGTTTTATTATTGATCCAGAAGATTATGTAAAAGCGGATAATACTGGAGAGATAACAGCTATAGTTCATAGCCACCCTGTAACACCTCCTGTTCCTAGTCAGGCAGATAAAATTAGTTGTGAGCAAAGTAATCTTCCATGGCATATTGTTAATCCAAAAACAGAACAATGGGGATATTGTGAGCCTTGTGGATATAAGCCACCTTTATTAGGTAGACCTTGGGTTTGGGGTGTTACTGATTGTTGGTCTTTAGTAAAAGATTGGTATAAAGAAGAGAAAGGTATTGAACTAAAAGATTGGGATAGACCTACAACACCAGAAGAGTTTATTCTTAATCCTTTGTTTGAAACTTGTGCATGGAGAACTGGATTTAGAGAACTTAGACCAGATGAAAAAACAATGAATGGTGATGCTTTATTGATGTCTATTGGATCTCCTGGTTTAAATCATGTAGCTATTTTTTTAGATGGAGATGTTTTACATCATTTAACCGATAGACTATCTTGTAGAGAGCCTTATTCTCAATGGTTGTTAAAATGTACAGGAGGGAGGTATCGTTATGTTGCGTAAGTTAAAGTTATATGGCGAGCTTGCAGAGTTTGTAGGGCATAAAGAGTTTGAAATAAAGGTAGATAGTCTTGGGAAAGCGGTAAGTTTTCTTGTTAATAATTTTCCGCAAGTAGAGAAGTATATGAATCCTCAATATTATCAGGTAAAAGTTGGTAATTATGCTGTTAATGAAGAAGAAATCCATCACCCAATAGGACAGGAAGATATACATATTGTTCCTGTAATAGCTGGTGCTGGTAGAGGTGGTCTAGGAAAAATATTATTAGGTGCTGCATTAATAGGTGCTGCTTTTTTTGTTCCTAATGGCTTAGTTTTTAAAGAAGGTATATCAACAGGATTTGGTTTTGCAAGTGCAGGTAAGTTAGCAAAAGGATTGGTTTATTTAGGTGCTTCTTTAGCTTTGCAAGGTGTGTCTGAAATGCTATTTCCTTTGCCAAAACCAAAAGAATTTAAGTCAGAACAAGATCCACAATTATCATTTAGTTTTTCTGGTACGCAAAATACATCAAGAGCAGGGACTCCTGTTCCTATAGTTTATGGAGAGATAGTTACAGGATCAGTTGTTATAAGTGGTGCTATTGATACTCAACAGGTACAAGCATGACAAATCCTAAAATTATTAGAGGTTCTGGATCACCTTCTCCCCCTACCCCACCTCAACCAACAAGAACTCCTGATACTTTACATAGTAGACAGTTTGCTACTTTTCTTGATCTCATTTCTGAAGGAGAGATTGAAGGTTTTGCTACTGCATCAAAAGAAGGACTTACAAAAGGAACAACTGCATATAATAATGCTGCATTAAAAGATGTATTTCTTAATGATACTCCTGTTTTAAAAGCAACAGCTACTTCTGCTTCTCCAGCTACAACTGATTTCAACTTTCAAGACGTAACATTTAATCCTCGTTTTGGAACTTCAGATCAGACAAAAGTTGAAGGAATTGAAAGTAGTTCTTCTGTTACAGCAGTAGGAGTTACAGTAACTCAATCTTCTCCTGTTACAAGACAGATTACAAACTCAAATGTTGATGCTGCAAATATCACAATAACTTTTCCTCAAATACAGAAAGCAACAGATAAGGGAGATTTACTTGGATCATCTGTTTCACTCAAGATTTCTGTTCAATATAATTCTGGTGGTTTTACTGATATTATCTCTGACACTATCACAGGAAGAACTGCTGATGCTTATCAAAGAGATTACAGAGTAAATTTTACAGGTGCTTTTCCTGTTGATATAAGAGTTACCAGAGTTACTGCTGATAGTTCGGACTCGAGTTTACAAGACGCATTCCAATGGACAAGTTTTGCTGAAATAGTTGATGATGCTAATACTTATGCCAATAGTGCTTACGCTTCTGTTCGATTGGACTCTATGCAGTTTCAATCAATACCTAGCAGGAAATATCGTATTAGAGGAATAAAAGTAAGGATTCCTGGAGCAGGTGCAAACAGTTCTGGTACTCCAAGTATTGACAGTACAACTGGTCGTATTGTTTATCCTGATGGATATATTTTTAATGGAGTTATGGGTGCTGCTCAATGGTGCTCATGTCCTGCCATGGTATTACTTGATCTTCTTACAGATACTAGATACGGATTTGGTAATCATATAACTG